GAACCGCAATGGCAGGACTGGCGTTGTTCGCATGGCGTGGCTCGGTAAATCAGCAACATTCAAAGAAATGGAAGGTGAGAAATTTTAATATGAAGCAAACCACCCGAATCATACTGCGCAATGAAGCCTTGCGAATGCGAGCGATTGAACGGATTGAGAGCTTGAAGCTTGAGCCTGCATTGTTGGAAATGCGCATTACTGAACACAAGTCCAAACGCAGCCTTCAGCAAAATGCATTGTACTGGAAGCTAATCGGTAAAGTAAGCATGGAAACAGGCAATGATAAAGATGATTTACACAACTATTGCGTAAAGAAATTCCTACTGCCTCGGCTTGTGAAACTGGCAAAGGAAGAAGTGGAAGTGCAAGGGACAACAACCAAATTATCAACGAAAGAATTTTCCATTTATTTCATGCAAGTTTCTGATTTTTTTGCGCTTACTCAAAATATCACACTGGATGCTTATGGGGATTATGATGGCTAGAATATCAAGGGTTGGACAGAGATTCGGAAGACTTATAGTGGAAAGTGAATGCACTAGAGATAGTTGGGGTAACTGCCGTTATTTATGCAGATGTGATTGTGGAAGTGAAAAAATTATATCGGCTGGAAGTCTGACAAGAGGTGCTACTAGATCTTGTGGATGCTTAGCGAAAGAAGAAACGAAAAAACATAATTCAACCCACGGGATGTCAAGTAAACCTGAATATAAAACATGGGTAAGAATGAAGACTAGATGTTACAATAAGAAAGAAAAAAATTATTCAGACTATGGGGGTAGAGGGATAAAAATATGCAAGAGATGGCGTGAATCATTCGATAATTTTTATGTAGACATGGGAGAAATGCCGCAAGGTAAATCTAGCATTGACCGTATTGATAATAATGGCGATTACACACCTGATAATTGCAGATGGGCTGATAATTATGAGCAAGCCAGAAATAAAAGAAGTGTTCCGATGATAGAATATAGCGGGGAGAATAGATGCCTTGCAGAGTGGTCAGAAATCACAGGTATAAAAAAGTCAACCATACACATGAGGATAAACACTTATAAATGGACTATCGGAAGATCACTTGGGTTTGAGTGACTTCATGGAAAAGGTCGAAGCGTTTTCGGCGATAACATTCCAAATCACACTTCCACCAGAGGGCTATGATGGCAGATAAGCAACGACTCAAAGCTGTGCGGCGATTGCCCTGCATTGTGTGCGCCAACCTTGGCAGCGAACCCCATCATTTAATCGGGCAAGGTCACGGCATCATGGGTGGAAAAGCGGACGATTCACAGACGATTCCACTATGCCGACATCATCACAGAAAACTGCATCAAATCGGTGTTAAAACTTGGGAAAAAGAGTATGGTAATCAAAACTATTTATTGGGCAAAACCAACCGCTGGTTAGCGATGAAGGATGAGGTGATTTGATGGGTGTTTTTAAGATGTTTGACAAACAAAAAGCAAAGAGCTTAACTTGCGGCATCGCAGCAATAGTTGCGAGCAAGTTTGACAGCTTGGAAGTCGAGAGTGGACATCAGCCCACTTTCAACAGTGTGGCTTTTTTTATGTCCGCGTTACGCTTCACTTTATGGTGGATCGTGCGAGGAGGCGAAAGCCTGCTGGTTTCTTTCGGCACCAGTCTGTCAACCTTGCACGGTCTACCGCCAGTGTTTGACAGCTCTGATGGTAGATACATTAAGCCGTTAGGAGCGTTATCATGAACGCAATCACAACCGTACCATTCCACCAAAACAATTTACTTTTAATCGAGCATAACGGTCAGCCGTTTACTGCCATGAAACCCATTGTCGAAGGCATGGGCTTAGCTTGGCAAACACAAGCCAGAAAATTCAAGGATAATGCAAAAAGATGGGGCATCACCATTTTGGTGACACCTTCAAAAAGTGGTAATCAAAATTCTATCTGTATGCCTATCCGCAAGCTCCCTGCATACATGGCAAGTATCTACCCCAACAAAGTAAAACCCGAACTGCGCGAACCCATCGAAATGTACCAAGAAGAATGCGATGACGCGCTTTGGAATTATTGGAGCGAAGGGCAAGCCATCAACCCACGCACCGAAACCATCACCCCAAAACAAAAACTATCCGTCCGCGATGCCATGGCTAAAAAAGTTTATGACAACTACGGTAAGAAACAAATCCGCGCTGGTTTCAAAACCGAATGGCATGATTTCTATGAAGCCTTTGAAATCTCCAAGTATGAAGAACTGCCAGCCAGTCGCTTTGATGATGCGATGGGTTACATCCTGGGCGAGTGGATTCCCGAACAAAAAGCATTAACCCAAGAGGTTTATAGTTTTCCAAGCGATACAGCATTGCCAACATTTAAGGCGGATGATGTGCTGAACGGCTCGACATTGCTGAATAAAAATTATGAAAGCCCACTTATCAATCTACTGAACCAATTACAAAACAACGGACATGATGTGAATGGGGCAGTCATTGAACTTAAATCATTACGACACGCCGCAGCATCCCAAGAGATGATGATCCGAGAAGCGATGCAATCGTTCAAGGAACTTGCTGATGAAAAAGGGCGTGGACTCAATGCACGAATCGAAGCTTCTCGAACTATGGAGGTGGCGGCATGAGTAGTAATAAAGATGTCTTGTTGTTCAAGCTTCATGACGTTGGATGTGAATTGGCTGAATTATCAACAAAAAAAGAAATAAATCGTAGGCAGTTGGATGATATTGTAAAAAGTATTTTTGAATGCGTGGATGAATGCAATAAGGAGAGGGAGGTATGAGCAACTACGAAAAATACCTTGAGCGGCTGGCAATGCGTGCATTACTGAAGAAACCTGCGAAAAAAGAAGCGGCACCCCGTCTCGGGGGTTTCGTGCGCAAACCTGCCACCCCTGAAACACTTGAAGAATGGAGTCGTAGCTCATGGGCATAACAAGTGGAGTTCAAGTAACGGAAGAATATTTCACAAGAAACAACAGGGGTCTTCTGTCTGCAAAGAATGGTCGCGATGTGTTTGTCTTGACTAAAAGATTTCAAGAAGAAGGTCGCTATGAGTTTCAGGTAAGAAAGCAGACTGGAAACACTGAGCTACTCACGTTCTATTCATGTGAAAATGCGAGGTTTATAATATAATAAACATCAAAACAATGAAAGAAATGCACTCGCGATTGAACGAAATCAGGCAAGCATCATTGGCGAAGTCGCGCAGGTTTTATGATGCGGTGCGTAAAGCAGGTGGATAAATGGCAATTTGGAAGTGTGAGAAATGTGGGAAGGTAAGCACGAAGAAGCACATACACACGATACACCAGTGCATGACATACGATGAAGCCTTGCATCAAGTGCAACAACATCGGGGCTTAAGATTGGCAAGCAATTTCTGGAAAGGAGAAATCCCCTTTCGAGAATTTAGTGGAAACACAGCGAGGCGGAAAACATGAATATCGGCGATAAAGTTAAATTCTCGGATGGACGTGGAAAAAACCGCATCTTTCGTGTTGCTGGGGTAAACGGAAAGACATACATAGCAGGTCGTCCCAAGCCTTGCTCATGTGTGGATGTTGAGTTTCAAGCGTTCGGGCATGTTGCTTGTCTGCGTAGAGTTGAAAAAACGATGCTGGAAAAGGTTAAACTATGAACTTGAGAATCAAACAACAAATCTATGGTGCATGGTTAGCATCAAAATCCAAAGACAAAGAATCATTTTGTGATGATTGGAATATCACGTTGCACCAGCTTGAGAAATTTATTCGAGAGGGAGAAGCGGCAGATGCCAAAAGATAGAATCCCAAGCGAACACAACGAGCAAGTTGCATTGATGCAATGGGTGAAGCTTAGTATTGCTCGCTATCCAATGCTTGAAAATCTTCATGCCATACCCAACGGCGGAGCAAGGCATATTGCAGTAGCGAAGAAGCTAAAAAGCGAAGGTGTAAAAAAAGGCGTGCCTGATTTATGTCTTCCGCACCCAGCAAATGACTATCACGGCTTGTATATCGAGCTTAAACGTCAGAAGGCAAGCTACCCAACCAAGGAGCAGAAAGAATGGCTTGAGCGGCTAAATAACGCTGGTTATAAGGCGGTTGTGTGTAAGGGGTGGGTAGAAGCAAAGGAGGTTATAGAGGTTTATTTGAATCCACGCGGGATAAAGAACACTCAAGGGTAGAAAATGAGACTGAGAAATTATTGAGTCACTTTTGTATTGAAATACTATATCTTGTGGTTAATATTCAATCAAAACACCATATATAGATGGAAGGCTACATTTAACGAGTGGAGTTTGGAGATCGCAATGGATATAGTTAGATATGCAGTATCAATGGAAGGCGTGACGATCTATCCGGCATCTGTCGTTGGGCGAATGGCGATGTCCGGTGAGTCTATAGAAGATTGTTGCAGCTATAGCGATGACGATACGATGACTGGTCTAGCTCCACTCGATAAAGGAGCGCAAGCGGCTTGCTGGATGCGAAATATAGAAAGCGCATGTAACGCAGCAGAAATAGCAGCACTTCGGATATTTTATGGTTTAGAAGGGAAGCATATTGAATCGGCGTGTGAAATCTTAGGGAACATACTTACGATAGATGGACGCAATGAGCATTATGTGATGACTGAATGCTGGATATTAAGCAAAGAACCAAGTCATGCAGATCCTGTCGTAGCAAGAATGGTGACCAATCTATTCCACGACGGACGAGCAAAAGCAGAACTGGCGGTTAAAATAATTTGAAGTGAATAGTCAAACCTGTTGACAGAAAAAATAAAATTGCATATGGTTCGCCGCGGATAATAATGTCCGTTAAACAAGCCTGCCTTAATCGGTGGGTTTTTTTTGTGCTAGAGATAATCGGGAAAACATAAAACTCATAAATTTTACATGAGAGCGAATGACTCGCACAAACCAAGGCTGCCTTTTTAGGTGGTCTTTTTTTTTGGAGGCGGAAATGGCTGTAAAAGAGATCTGTGTAGAGAAAGTAGCTAACGGATACATCATCGAAGCGGAACAGGAAGAGCAAGCGTCAGCAATGAAGTCAATGCCCTATAGAGAGCGTAAGACTCAATATATCGCAGTCACAAAGAAAGAAGCGATGAAGCACATTGAATCACTGATTGACAGTCTTAAAGCTGGCGGCGATGAAGATTAAAAGAAAGCTCACTGTAAAACAAAAACGGTTTTGCGATGAGTATCTGAAAGACCTGAACGCATCAAGAGCAGCAAAAACAGCGGGTTACAGCCAAAAAACAGCAGATATTATAGGTTATCAATTGCTTCGGAAAACTTTAGTGGCTGAATATCTGCAATCAAGAATGGATAAACGCAGTAAGAAAACTGAAATCGATGCAGAGTATGTACTCACTGGAATAAAGAAGATCGCGGAGAATAGCGCGGCGCTAATCGAGACAGAGCAAGGGCAGGAAGTACGCAATGCAACAGCTGCACTGAAGAGTTACGAATTACTTGGAAAGCATTTAGTGCTATTTGCAGATAAAAAAATTGTGGATGCTGATGTGAAGGTCGCGTTGTCCGGGTTTAATTACATCGGTGAATAACGCAACGCTTCGATTCCCGAAAAAAATGTTGCCGTTAATCGAGAAGAAGAAGCGGTTTAAGATTGTAATCGGTGGTCGTGGATCGGCGAAGTCACTTACTGTAGCAAAGATTTTAGCAGCGAAAGTGCATCAAGAGAGTTGCCGCGTGTTAGCAGCACGTGAACACATGAACAGCCTGTCTGATTCTGTGCATAGCACCTTGATGACGCAGATACGCGAACATCAAATGGATGGATTTAGCGAACTCGCAAATGAGATTAGACACGAACGCGGCGGAAACATCATTTATCGCGGACTAGCAAGGAATCCAGAAGGTCTGAAATCAGTTGATAATGTAAAGTATGCATGGATCGAGGAAGCACAGACGATCAGTGAGAAGTCGCTCGAGATGCTAACCCCGTCGATTCGAGCAAAGGGTTCGGAAATTTGGATGACAGCAAATCCACGCAGCAGCAAAGATGCGTTCAGCCAAAGATTTATTAAACCCTTCGAAAAAGAATTAAAAAAAGATGGTTATTATGAAGATGACTTACACATCGTCATCGTTTGTAACTATAGCGACAATCCTTGGTTTCCCGCTGAATTAGAGCAAGAGCGGTTATATGACTTAGAGCATAAACCAAGGGCATTGTATGACCATATATGGCTCGGTGCGTTTGATGACACAGTTGATAACGCAATTATCAAGCCTGAATGGTTCGACGCGTGTATCGACGCTCATAAAAAACTTGGTTTTACTGCCAAGGGGATTGAAGTCGTTGCGCATGATCCGAGTGATGAAGGGAGTGATAGTAAGGGCTTAGCGTATCGGCATGGTTCTGTACTGGTGGATGTACTGGAAAATGAGAACGGCGATATAAATGAGGGCGGCGATTGGGCTGCGGACTATGCGCTAGAGCGAAAGACGGACATATTTATTTATGATGGTGACGGTATGGGTGTCGGGTTAAAGCGGCAGTTAAATCAATCTTTCCATGGCAAACGATGCGACTTGCAAATGTATCGCGGCAGCAACTCCCCTGATGATCCCAATGTAATCTACGACCAAGGCGACGAGAAACAGCAGAAAACGAATGCGGAAACATTCAGAAATAAGCGTGCACAGGCATACTGGACGTTTCGGGATCGAGTGTATTTAACATGGCAAGCGGTGGAGCATGGCATTTACCATGACCCTGCAAAACTGGTGTCAATCAACAGCGGGATCGAGTGCTTGGATCTGCTACGGTCTGAATTATGCAGAATTCCACTCAAACCGAATGGCATGGGGATGATTCAGATTATGACGAAAGCGGATATGCGAAAGATTGGCATTGATTCTCCGAACATGGCTGATTCGACCGTCATGGCATTTATGGCAAAACCAATCGTACTAAACGCAATGAAACGGAAAATAGTAGTGAAATCTGCGGCAGGCTGGACATAGGAGTAGGGATGGACGGAGTAACACATAACCTTGGCGTTCCTGTTCAAATGGGCATGCCTAAGCAGACACCAGCGGAACAGCCAGAGACGGCAGCAATGAAATCGCGACTCTTAGCACATGCAGAGCGAAGATGGCAGGATGCTAAACTAGCGCATGTTAAGATAGAAAAAGAGTTGCTGAATGCTATGCGGCGCAGAAACGGTATCTATGACGACAATAAGTTAGCGCAGATACGCAAACAGGGCGGCTCAACTGTTTACATGCAGTTGACAGGAATCAAAGTTAGAGCGGCTGCCGCATGGATTAAAAATGTCATGCTTCAATCAGGCGAGCGTGTATTTTCTGTGACCCCAACGCCTGTGAGTGATCGTAAAGAGATGATGAAGCAAATGGCGCAGCAGCAAGAGGCAATATTGCAACAGCAAGGTTACGATGTAACAGCAAAGGAACTGCTTGCAGACGCAACTAAAATGCTCGCGGAGCAGACAAAAGAAGCGGCTGATAAGATGGAACAGCAGATCGATGATCAGTTGATTGAAGGTGGTTTTTATGAAGCAATGTATGAATTCATTGAAGACCTGTGCACATTTAAATCCGCATTTCTTAAGGGACCAATCGTAAGGAAGAAACTTAAAACGAAGTGGGTGCAGGGGCAAGCTGGCTGGGAGCTACAAAAAGAGCCTGTGTATGCAATGGAGTGGGAAAGAGTCAGTCCATTTGATATTTTTCCAGCACCTGACTCTAAAAATATCAATGATTCGTGGTTAATAGAGCGACATCATCTAAGCAGGAGAGACTTGCGAGAGATGATTGGTGTGCCGTCTTATGATGAAGACGCGATTGCAAGGGTTCTACACGAATATAAAGAAGGGCATGAAGAGTATGTCACGGGTGACAACGTACGCGATCGCATGCAAACAGATACAAATAATCAGGCATATAGCGGCGATAGCATTGATGGCTATGAACTAAGTGACACAATCAGTGGAGAAACCCTCTTAGAATGGGACGCTGGACGTGGCGTGTTGCCGAATGCAGGAGAAATATCACGTGATGAAGAGTATGAAGTAAACGTCTGGGTGATCGGGCGTCACGTCATTAGAGTTGATATAAATGACGATCCATCACTGGCTAAACCCTATTATTCAGCAAGCTACGACAGTTTGCCTGGTTCATTTTGGGGAAACTCTATCCCTGATATTATGGCTGATATTCAAGATGTGTGTAATGGCTGCGCAAGATCCTTGGTGAATAATATGGCAATATCATCGGGTCCTCAAACATGGAGTTACGCGGATAGAATGCCTGCTGGAGAGGATATTAGCAGTATGTACCCTTGGAAACACTGGCAATTCATCAGTGATGGGGGGCAGGGGTTGCCGATGGGATTCTTCCAGCCAGACAGTAATGCCCCCGAGTTAATGAGAGTGTATGAATATTTTTCAAGTAAGGCGGACGAATACACTGGCATTCCAGCTTATACCTACGGGCAATCCGATAAAACAGGCGCAGGAGCAACCGCATCTGGTCTATCAATGCTGATGTCCTCCGCATCAAACGGAATCAAAGCCGTCATTGGTCATATTGACCGACAGGTGATCGAGCCTGCAATCAAGCGCATGTATGATTTCAACATGATGCATAATCCTGATGAGAGCATGAAAGGCGACGCGCAGGTGATTTCACGCGGTGCATCATCATTGATCGTAAAAGAGCAACAACAGCAGAAGCGCGTTGAATTTATGCAAGCGACGATGAATGATATTGATATGCAGATCATGGGCGTGGAAGGGCGTGCTGAACTATTGCGAGAGACTGTCAAAGCAAATGACCTGTCATCTGACTTGATACCAGATAAGCAGGCTATGGCAGATAAAGTACAGCAGATGCAACAACAGGCTCAACAATGATCTTGAATGAGCAACAGAAGCAGGCAGCACGCTCGCTTAATAGAAATCCAGCTTTTTTAATCATTATGGAAGCGTTGAATGAAGAACTTCAAGCATCCATTAAAGATTTATTGCTCGCAAGTGGCGAAGCATTGAAGTGGCAACAAGGGCGCGCATCGTCGCTGAAGCGAGTGATAGACGTGATCGAAGCCACGAAATAACCAAACATACCAACACCCCTACAGGCAGGGCTGGTACAGGCGTTTATTAAATTAAGCGCCTTTTTTTATGCCTGAATAACAGTGAATACCGGAAAGGCTCACAGGAGATAGCATGGGAATCCATGACCGATTAAAAGCAGAATCAGACGAAGCAGCATCATCATTGCTCGCGATGAATACCGAACCAAAGGCAGAGGTTAAAGAGGAAGCTACTCAAGTAATTGAGAGCAAAATCACACCGAAAGAACCCTTGGAAGAGGCTCAACAAGAAGCAGAGACGATCGATTGGGAAGCAGAAGCAAAACGCAATGAGCAACGCTACAAGGTAATTCAAGGAAAATATAACGCCGAATTACCCAAACTACAGGCTGAAATCCGCCAGTTGAGAGAGGAAGCATCAAAAATCGTCCCAGAAGCAACAAAGGACGAGGAAGATGACTTTCCAGAATTGACTGAACGAGTGAAGCCGCTTGAAGAAAAGCTACAACAGTTTGAAGCGAAGCAGGCGCAAACAGAAGCGGAACAATCAAATGATCAACTATTACGGGAACTCACATCGCTAGTCCCCAATTGGCAGGAAATCAATGTAAACCCTGATTTCTTATCATGGCTAAGCGAAGATGATCCCATGACCGGCACTCAACGTCAGCAAGCGGTGACTGATGCCGAGCAAAATAGAGATGCAGTTAGAATTTCTGCGATTATGGAGACATGGCAAGCCACGCAGCAACGCAAAGCAGTGACCAGACCCAATGACCTAGAAAGAAAAGTTACGCCCTCAAATAAGGCAGGCGGCGAGCCCAAAGGCAAACGCACCTATACCCATGGTGAGATCGATCAACATTTCAAATCCGTTCGGCTCGATAAGCGAAACGGAAATTGGACAGAGGAACGGGAGCGGCAAGCGAAGCAATTCGAGCGAGAATTGTTTGCAGCAGAGATTGATGGAAGAATTATTTATTAGTCAGTAAGCGAAACAGATCCGCTCTAAATTCAATTCTTTAGAGGTAACATCATGGCAGTTCCAATTACAGCCGCAGCATCCGTTACCGGTGGCGCGTTTCCCCAGCTTTCCGGTAGTGCAGTACCCAATCGCCTATGGGCGAGAAAACTCCTTGAAAAGTTCTATGCAAGCACCGTATTCGGAAGCATTGCATCAACTGATTACGAGGGCGATGTAAAAGCGTTGGGTGATTCAGTAACGATTCGCACAACTCCGAACATCACCGTAAGCAATTACACCAAAGGCATGACGCTTCCAATCGAAGCTCCATTGCCTGGCACAGTCAATCTTAACATTGATCAAGCTAAGTTCTTCAACTTCATCACTGATGATGTCGATAAACTACAGTCGGATCTTGATTTTGTTGAAGATTGGACGCGCGATGCAGCAGAACAGATGAAAATCACAATGGACACCGAATTACTGGCGTACTTTGTGACTGGTGCTGTCGCTGCAAATACAGGCATCACTGCTGGTGTTAAAAGTGGAGCAATCAATCTTGGTTCTGCTGTAGCACCTCGCGTGCTAACCAATGCAAACGTGATTGATTACATTGTAGATCATGAAATTGTTCTTGATGAGCAAAACGTGCCAGCCAATGGTCGTTGGATGGTATTACCGGCGCGTGCGTGTGGTTTAATTCAGACTTCAAGTATTCGCGACGCATCTTTGGCGAATGGTAATCGCAGTCTGTTGGAAAATGGTTATGTGGGCAAAATCGGCAAGTTTGAAATTTTCAACTCAAACCTGTTGCCGACTACCATTAACGCAGTGGTTCCAGCGACTACTGATACGACTGTTATTGCCGGTCACAAGGCAGGCTTAACTTTCGCATCACAGTTGACTGAAACTGAGACCCTTCGTGCACAGAGCACTTTTGGTACCTTGGTTCGTGGTCTGAACGTGTACGGCCGTCAAGTTGTCGATGGCAATTACATGTCAGCTGGTCACATCCGTATTTAATCGCGGCAAGTAAAGAGATAAGGGTGGCTTTCGAGCTGCCCTTTTTTTATTTCAAGGAGAGAAGAAATGGCAAAGCGATACTTAAAAAGCAAAGAGACCGGCGTTGTATTTAATTACGACGAAAACATGGCAAAATTAGACCATATGGTCGAATGCACCGATGAAATTGAACAAGAAGATGTAATTGAACAAGAAGATGTAATTGAATCAGCCAAATTAGAAGATATGACATGGCAAGCCGTGAAGAAAATTGTGATTGATAACGGTGGCGAATGGACAACGAAAGAAGCTGGTATTGCTTTTTTACGGGGTGAATAACAATGGCAACTATCACAGCAAAATCCATCGTTGATCGAGCGGGCACTATTCTTCAAGACGTGACGAAAGTACGCTGGCCAGAAACAGAGCTGCTTAACTGGCTAAATGACGGTCAGCGTGAGATCGTGTTAATCAAACGTGAGGCAGGGGCGGTCAACGCGACTGTGCCATTGGTTATCGGAACAAAACAATCCATTCCAGCAAGCGGTATTACCTTGATTGATGTGGTGCGAAATATGGGTGCATCTGCCGCTCCCGCAGCAGGCAATGCAATCAGGCTGATTGATCGTGAGGTGCTGGATGCACAACGAGCCAACTGGCATACGCTGATTTCGACGGGCGTGACTGAACATTATATTTTTGATGGTCGTGATCCGAAAACTTTTTATGTATATCCGCAAGCTGGCGGTACAGAAGCAATAGAGATTGTTTATTCAGCAGCCCCAGCAGATGTTGTCCCTGTGGGTGCATTACTGGCAATTGAAGTAATATCAATCGATGATATTTATGCCAATGCATTGCTGGACTATATCTTGTACCGTGCATACTCAAAAGATGCGGAATATGCCGCAAATACAGCTTTGGCTGTAGGACATTATCAGGCGTTCGGACAATCACTCGGTCTTAAATCGAAGACTGATATGATAAGTAATCCAAATCATAATGCTGCACCATATAATCCAGCTGCAATAGCAGACGCACGATAATGGCAACGCTGGCTAGCTTACGCTCTACCATCACACCGCATGTTCCCGGTGCTGCTACGTTCACCATCGATGAGCAACTACTTCTGGCTTGTCGGGATTTCTGCAATAAAACCCACGTTTACAGGTATAGCACCACACCTATCCCTGTGAGGAACGGCATCGCTGATTATGTAATCAGTGTACCTGTGGAAAACGAAATCGCATGGTTTAATAGTGTCATTCAAGGTGCACATGCCGTGTTACCTGTGCATGAGGATCAATTAAACATGATGAACCCAGCTTATGCGGCGAATGGGGGGGCGTTAGCAAGTCAGTATATTGTACCCGTTCTTGGTACGATTAGACTTATTCCAACTCCACAAGGATCGGTGTTTGATCCATTGGTGATCAACGTCGCATTACGACCAACGATGACGGCTTTAAACGTGTGGGATGGGCTGGCATTCGAGCATGGTGAAACAATTATGCATGGCTGCTTGGCTCGATTGCTTTCACGACCCAATGAGAAGTGGACGAATCCTGAATATGCAGCGTATCACGCTCGCGAATATAAAATCGGAATAGGGGAGGCTCGTCGCAATATCAATATGGGCTACTCTCAATCAAATTCAACAATGCATGCAGGCGCATCATTCATCTAAATAGCAGGGGATAATCAATGCAGTGGTATAAAGCAGGCACAGCCGCAGTTACCAATGGTTCAGCCGTTGTAACTGGCACAAACACGAATTGGATTGCACTCGCTGGATTAAAGCCCGGTGATGCGTTCACGTTAAACGGGACAAAGTTTTACGAGATACAGACGGTAGATAGTGAAACACAGATTACATTGGTTTCTACGGTCACCGAAGCCACGGCAGCAGCTCTTTCTTATGCGACGTTGCCGCTATCAACTGTTAATCCATTAAGCGCAGATATTGCAGTGAGGGTGTCTGCATTGCTTAATTCTTGGCAAGTACGCGAAGATGAGCTGATAAACTGGCTTGCAGGCGCAGTAGGCGGAGGCGCGAACGCAGACGGGCAATATCCAATGACGGATGCGCTGGGCGTAACGCAGCAGGTAAAGGCGCCGGCGCAAATGCAAGCGGATGTTGATCTAACAGTATCGACTGGCAACACGTTGATCGCGGATGCGATCGCGCAGGTGCGAGCAGATGTATCTGCACAAATAGCAATCTACCAAGCTACAGCAGCATTCAAGGTAAACTCAAAGTCTATCGATGTCAGTATATCAATCCCAACTGGCGTTAATGCGTACTCAGCTGGACCTATAACCATAAGTGATGGGGCAGAACTTACCGTCGGCGATTCTTCAAACTATTCGATCATATAAAAAAGGAGAAAACATGAGTAATCTAAATGTACGTACAATCACAGGCAAACAAGGGCAGCCAGTATCATTCCCAACTGGAATAAATATAGGCACTGGTGCGGCAGGATCGGTGAATCATATTGGGCTTACTGGGCAGCAAGGGTTTGGTGTTGGGATTTGCCCTGGACCACTACCCGCGGGCATTGGCGAGCTATTCGGCACACGCGATCAGTCAAGTGATAATTACGGTAATTATGTCGCAGCGGACGGCTCAGTGATGGTCTGGATGCCAGCGTTTTATTATATGTTTGGTAATGGTACAAATCGCCCACTGAACACGGTCGATATTAAGCCTTTTAACGCGTACAAAGACATTGCCACAGCCAACGCAGCAGGTTATGCACTTCATCGAGCGTTTTACGATGGCGGTGCGGTTCAACCCGGTGTATTTGTTGATAAATACCAGTGTTCAAACAATGGCGGCGTTGCATCAAGCATTAAAAACGGCAACCCGTTATCAACCAGCGCGGCTCACAATCCAATCTCCGCGCTGAATAATACGCCCGCAAACAATTATGGCGGGGCTATCCTGGCTCCGAAGTCGCGAGGTGCAGCGTTCTTTTGTAATTCACGCTTTATCTTTTCAGCCCTGGCGATGCTGTCTCTTGCTCACGGGCAGTCTGCAACAGCGGCAACATGGTGTGCATGGTATGATGCAGCAGGTATCACCAACTATCCAAAGGGGTGCAACAACAACGCGCTCGGCGACACAAATGATGCAGCTATCCACTATATATCAGATGGTTATTTAAACGCTGGCAAAACTGGATCTGCAAATCTGTTTTCACGCACGACGCACAATGGTCAAAACTGCGGCGTAGCCGACATCAACGGCAATATGTGGGAAGTTAATCCAGGCATCACATCGGATGCCACAAATTACTACATATTGAATACAGGTGTGCGGATGCGTGATGTGACCGGCGGCAATACGCTGTCAACGGATTTATTTGGCACCACTGGCATCGCTGCAATATACGCCAGCCTTGGAGTGACATACGGTGCTCTGTGGGCGACAGGAGCAAATCGCGCCATCGCATTAGGCAACGCGGTCGCTCAAACACTATCGGAGGCTGTTTCAGGAAGCGCATGGAACGCGGCTGGTGCTGGTGTGCCATTGTCTGTTGGAGGCTTAAACGCGTTTGGCAATGATTTTCTGTGGGACTACAAGCCAAATGAGCTGTGTCCGCTCGCGGGCGGTGGCTGGGGCACTTACCGTGCCGCTGGGGTGTGGGCGTTGAGTCTCAGCGCTGTGCGGGCCAGCTCGGACCACGCTGTGGGCGTTCGCGCGGCCTTGTATCTCTGAGCGATTGAGCGATAGCGATATGAGCATCTTAATTTAATGGGTATGCATGATGAAGCGAAGCTGGATCGTAAATTTACGGAATTTGCGAAGCTAATGAATATTCATTTGAATCATTTTCCGAAGCATGAAAAATATGGTTTAGCGTTGGAGATTCGTCGCGCTGCATATGAAATGTATGGTTATATCGTGGAAGCGCAAAAGCGTTACCATAAAAAAACAACGCTGACGAATTTGGATATCCGGCATGAGCAGCTGCGCATGCTGATCAGGTTGGCACATAGCCTCGGATATTTCGGATTCAAGGCTGGAAAGGTTGCCGAACAGTCACCAACCGAACAGGGAGAGCATCGCTATCTCGCCCTGTCTAAGTTGGTTGATGAGCTTGGTAAAATGATTGGTGGGTGGATTGTATCCACTCGCCAGCGGGAATCATCTTAATATGTGTCCGATCGCGAGCGGTAACTGGAGCAATGGCGGTGCCGCTGGGGTGTGGGCGTTGAATCTCAACAATGTGCGAGCCAACTCGAACAACAATGTGGGCTTTCGCGCGGACTCGATACCTCACGGGCAGCAATGCCGAAGTGGAATCAAGGGAGATGGTTTCCGGCGCGTGATTTATACACGGCGAAATCTGCATCTCCGCCGCCTTTTTGGTAGGACAACCGAAGATCAGGTGGTGGCATCATGAAGCGTGTCGGCAATATATATCAAGAGGCGTTTACGCGCGATACACTGCTTGATGCATACCATGCCGCAGCCAGGCATAAGAATGGAAAGCGGGCATGCTTCAATTTTGAGCGACGGCTGGCATATAATCTGGACGCTCTATTTTGTGAGTTGCGGGATGGTACATATCGCCCGATGCCATACTACAATTTTGAAGTTTATGAACCAAAACAGCGTACGATCTACGCGCCGACGTTTCGGGATTTGGTGGTACAGCACGCAGTATATGCTGCGGTAAATGCGATATTTGATCGCACGTTTATTAATCAGTCGTTTGCATGCAGAAAAGGCATGGGTACACACAAGGCTGCGGATTATGCGCAAGCGTCATTGAGGGAATCACCACGTGATAGCTATACGCTGAAGATCGATATTAGGAAGTTCTTCTATCGCATAGACCGTGTTATTTTACGCAAGCTGATTGAGCGCAAAATCAAAGACGTGCGCATGATTGATATTATGATGATGTTTGCCGACCACGGCGAGCCGCTCGGTATTCCAATAGGCAATCTTTTATCGCAGCTGTACGCGTTGATCTATCTCAACCCTCTGGATCATTATATCAAGCGCGAACTGAAGGTTCAGCGCTATTGCCGCTATGTGGATGATGGCGTGCTGTTTGGGCTGACCCAGGCTGAATGTATTGAGGCGCGCACAAAGATTAAGCTATTCATCCGGGATGACCTACATCTTGAATACTCGCACACAACAATCGCCCCGACCCGCCGTGGTGTGAATTTTGTTGGCTATAGGACATGGGTAAGTAAGCGGTTTATTCGCAAGCGTAGCTTATACGTGTTTAGAAAAGCAGTAGCAACCCATAACATTGAATGCGTAGTATCGATTCTTGGTCACGCACGAAATACGAGTTCGCTTCGGCATATGTTGAAGCAAATACCGAAGGAGATGATAAATGAAAATCATTGCATACAAAAAATATACGGACAAATTAATCACGCGGACACTTGCGCTGCCTACTGATAAAACAGGCCAGATGATAGGTACTGATC